CCCATAACCATCTGCTGTTAGAACAACATATCCATTGGTGCGAGGATATGATTTATTAAATATATGGAGATCTAAATAGGTTGATTCATTTTCCCACTTAGCTCTTTCTCTTAAAGAACCATCATATGGATAGTCTTCATATATTCTTTTTAAGCTTTGGTCGTAATACTCTTCCGCCGATCCATAATGAGCAAAATTATCCGGGTACTCATAATCAACCCTAGGGATAAATCTCTCTTCACGAATTATGTCTTCTTGGTGGTACCCAACAGACTCAACTTCGTTGCCTATGTCGGCAGCGGATTTGTTGGCTAACGCCTGAATAGACTTTGCTTTATCAAAGTAATCTTTAAATGCCATATCCTAATTATCATTCAACTCTAAATTTAAACGTTTGTGGTTGTTCTTGCCAGTCGCCTATACTATCATTATAATAAGATAATTTTATCTCATACATATATCCCGCCTCCAGCAGCGACATATCCACATCAAAATAATTACCTTCTCTATCATAAGACAGATAAGTACTATAATTGGAACCAGTCCCATAAGCAATGGCAGTATAATTATCCCTTACACGTTGGATAGAATAAGAAGCGCTAGTTATTATCTCCGTTGGGTTATTCAGTTTTGCTTTACTATAAATTGTTGGAGTCCAGTTTCTATTGCGAACAAAAAATCTAAATCTTGTCTTGTCGCCGGCCGAATACGATTTTTTAAGATTCTTGCAACTTGTAACCCTTGAAAAATCCGGAGCAAAGGAATAGGTCGGCATCTTTTCGGGATAAATCGACCCCGTAAAATACTCCGTACTCGAACTGTGCCAAACATCATAAACAACTTGTAGGGGGGTGGTGGCCGCAGTTATAGCCATAGAAGCCGAATAAATTCCAGTGCTTACATAGCCACCAGTTATGTTCGTATCCCCGTTATATAGCGTCAGCTTTGATCCCGCCGGAGCCGTGGATCCAGAATATAAAGATACTAAAATACTGCCCGTTCCGATGTCGGGTATATTAACGAGGCGGCCGCGGATATAGTTGTAATAATATAGCTGATTAAGATTGTCAGCAGCCGGCGCCAATGAACTAGAGTAGAAAAAGCTATCTCTATCGTCGCTAATACGAGAATCCCAACGTGCCTCAATAACCGGTCGCTTAAAGAAGAACTCCGTAGAACGTGAGAAAAATTTCTTTGTATAATATGATTGCAGCGCGCCGACGGTATTATTAATTAAAACCGTAGTATCTTGGCCTGTGGAACTTGAAAAATATGCTTCTTGACTGGCGGTTAAATGAACGCCAAATCCATAATTGTTAAACGTGCCGGCGATCCATTCTTCGACAATTTGTGATACATTTATCTCCATGTCTTCATAGCCCTTATCAAAAAGAACATTATAATTTGAGGCCGTTAAATAATCTCCCCCAATTGAAGTCCAAGTTGTGCTACTATCCGATTGCATCCAGTTGGCAGACCCTAAATCTTGATATTCATCCATATCAAGGCCTTCGCCTTCTGTCCACGACCGCGATACTGGGGCGACAACTAAATTAAAGTTTTGTGGCAGCGTGAAGGGATGTTTGGCATTATGCAGCCTAAGATAAAAAGATACACTACCACTAGCAGGAATCCGGCTAGCTGCGCGATCAGCACTAATCGTGGTAATAGGAAATTTAATGAGCGCGCGGGAAAGCTCCTGAGATTGTCCGGTTGTAGAGCCAGATTCCTGCCCATAAATCGAAAATATCTCTACTGCGTCAGCGTAACCCATATTGGATCCGGTGCCACGATCACTGAGGTCTGCCTCAAAAGCGTTGGTTATGGTAGTATCAGCGCTGGCGGTATATCTTGCAATTGCCATTATCTAATGGTTCCCTGAATGTCGACGTTCGGAAACTTAAGCTCAAATATAATCCTCTCATTTGCATACACCGTATTTCCATCAGCAGATGTATTACCAAAAATATCATAATTACTATTAGAATAAAGGCCCCCATTTTTTTCTACAACCCGTACGTCATAAACATCCAGAATACCTTTGACCTTTTGCAGCTCACGATAGATCTCCATTAATTGAATACTTTCTCCAATATCAAATGGATTTTTATAATAGTAAGAATTAAGCCTTCTGTTGGCCTCACTAATAACTGAATATCTATTAGCGGCAGAACCCAATGTAACTTGATATTTAATTCCAAAATTAACGATTTCAGCATCCAGAATGTCGACAGTATCATTTATCATCTTATACTGCGTTAACCAAGTTTTAACATTACCTTTCAATATTACGTTTGCGGTAGTTAACTTGTCGCTTGTATTTTTTGAAATAACATAAAGATTTAGATTTCTTTTAAATTCATCAAAGTCTTTAACTATTTGTGCACGATGAACGGCACCGAAGCGGGCAGGCATCCCATATACAATAGATTGATAATCTTGAGCTGTTACGGCACGATTCTGTGTCGCGAAATACGACATAGTACGTTGTTTGACTTCCTCTGAAGAAGGTAGAGATATATTGCCCACAAAAGGCTGTTCATTCGTGAGCTCGAGCGAATTAACTACGGCTGTTCTGCTCGGCTGATCCAGCTCCGCTTGCTGAGAAAACTTAAACGATGGAGATCTAGCGGTTGTCACGGTACCAATTGCTGCATTAACATCTCGGCCGGTATTATAACGATACGATACCCGGAGGCTAGTGTTGGCGGGCGCAACGCCAAATTTATCTGAACTTATGAGCTTAACCGGATCAAAATCTAAATCAGTAATATAATTTTTACCATTTAAATCAAGCATTAGTTCCGATGGTTCTAATACTGAGTTGCCTAACAACTCTGAATCTGATCCATATCCAAATTGCAAATATGTATCAATGCCCCGAGTCTCCATCACAAACCTTCTTGCGACCGGGACTGCTTTTAATAGGTTTGGAACAGTTGAACTATCGGCGCCCCCGTTCCTAATAGCTTTGTAGATTACATTTTGTGATAGGTTGTCAACTTGATAATATGTATGCCCCTCGGTGTCAGTGACACTTAATATATCTGTGATGTTTGTGTTTGCAAGAGGGACCTTTAAAAATCTTTGAAACTCTCCCACCCGGATCTCCTCTATATTGGTGCGGCCGGAGATGGCTCGCCCGAGGGCACGAATTATGTAGAATTGAGGGGTGCCCGTAGTTGAATTGGCAGAAGCAACGACAATCTGATTAGTGGTGGCGCCAAAATTGACATCATCGATAAGAGTATAAGAGCCCCCTCCTGCAGAGCCGAAACCAGAACCTGCACGAAGAGTGGGAGCAAAATCTAAATTAGGCCCGCCGCCAGTTGAAGAGGCTGGGACCTTAATATAGAAAGTTAAGGTACCAAATGAAGCCGGGCTAGCGGGAAGACGAAAGCCGAATTGCCTTGCAAGTTTAATGACATTGTCATATTGAATTGCCGAGTCCAAAAAACTCTCATTGGCTTGGTAATCGACATAAAATGATAAAATATCACCAATATACGACACCGTATCAAGCATTAGTGACCCAAAAGAGGCTTCGCCAAAATCCTGATAAGTGTCGGGATAATATCTTTTAGCATAAATTTCAAGGTCGCGGCGGATTGAATCAAAGTCGCGACTTGTATAATTTATTGATTGTTGTTTCTTGGGCATAAAGGTGGCTCCAATAATAATTAGTTATCAAAAATCAATTTGAAGCATTGTCGACACCTGGAGCGGAACAATTGTATAATGTATTGTCACCGCCAGTGCATGTGGAAAAAGATCCGGATTGTTTTCTGGTTTTTTAAAATCGATTTTGTTAAGTTGAATATAGTTCATATAGCGCTTAGTTTGTGAATAGATTCTATCATTAATTTCTGCGTAAGTTGAGTGAGCATCCATTTCAAATAAATACTTCTTAAGGCCCACACCAAAATCCGGATTCATTACCCTTTCGCCAGGTATGGTTAAGATAAGCATTTTAAAATTTTGTCTTACCAGATCAGCATAGTCGGTTATTAAACCATATGGCCCAAATTGTTTATCTACCGTAAGTGGTAATTTGACTGCTAGTCCTGATGCCATCGTATTATATCCTCTTTACCATAATTAGCACGAGCCAGCTCCTTCATCCTCTGTGACGTCTATGACATCATCTTCATCGTCTTCCATATCTAATAGATCTTCAACATCTCTCTTAAGTAGCATCAATAACAAATAGATGAACCCAAAGGGACTAAGAAAAAACATAAATATGCCAGGCACAGTGCCCTTAAAGTCGACGCCCTTATAATCAATATGGGGAACAAGCTTTATATCATCCATCCCCGGCGGGTGTGGGGCGCGCCTGACAGCCTTTCTCAATGATATTGAAAGTATACAAGTTAATATGTCGATCACTCCTTCTCCGGTAAGGCCAGGCGCAATGCCTAGAATCTCAGAGCCCTCCGGGGCATCTGGGCGAGGATCTGGAAGGGGGCCAGTTAAGGGAAGCAACGCTGGAGACATATCGATAGCTTTTCCTATTTGGTTGAACGCTTCTCCGGTGACATCTCTAACAAGTTTAGAGAGCGCAATGTGCGGATCGATAAGTTCGCAAATACCCCGAAGAATTTCTATTGGCGTTTCCAGCAGCATCTTTAATACAAAATCTCTTGCGGATAGCCCCAGCTTATCCAGGAGATCTGCTGAACCCGCCATATCTTGTGGGGGCACCCCGCGGCGACGGCTTCTTTTGGGTACTGTATCGGAGCTATTTACGGTATCTCTAAATATTTGCAAACAACGTTCCTTGGGCGCGGCGAATCGGCCATCGACTTTGGGAAATTG